CCTAATATGCACAGGGTTTCCTGTTGCGGCATTCTCAATCGAAATCTCGTTTACCGCGCTGGCAATCGAGGCCAGCTTCAACGTCTCATTGCCGTTTGCATCGTTGATTTGAGCGATGACTGGAGTGACGATGGTCGGCGAGTTACTCAACACCACGTTGGTCGTGCCCGTAGAAGTTGATACGCCCGTGCCGCCGTCCGCAACCGCGAGATCGGTGATGCCGGTGATGCTGCCGCCGGTGATGGAAACGCTCGCCGCGTTCTGAACCGCCATCGTGCCGAGTCCGAGATTGCTGCGGGCCGTGGTGACGCTCGCCAAGTCGGAGAGATTGTTGGCGACTTGAAGGAAGTAGGTGTCGGCTTGCGTAGCTGCGGAGCCAAGTCCGAGATTCGTGCGCGCCGTGGAGAACGAAACGAGGTCAGAGAGATTCGAAGCCTTAGCGAGTTTGTCGCCGTCCAGCTCATTGATTGCGGCCTGAACTTCCGTTGCGACGATTCCGCCCGCTGGCACGTTCGTGATGTTGCTCGCGGTGTAGTCTCCGTTGGTAGCGGTCACGGTTCCGGTGCGACCAAAGACCGAGGCGACGGCATCCGTGTTATCCACCTTCGCCCAGCCATCCGCACCGTTGCTGATAATCCAGTCGCCGACGTTGAACGTGATCGAGGCAAACGTGCCGCCGGTCGTGACAATGTAGTAATCGCCGAGGGTCGTCGTCGCAGGAGGATTCGCTAGCGTTGGCGAGTTCGTCGCAGCATTCCACGTTCCCATGTACGTCACTTGGCCGAGGATGGAATCGGGCAACTGCGTAATCGGAATCTTGCCGCCAGAGTCGAGCGTAGCGACGCCAGAGTTGGCGCCTTTCTCGGTGCTCGGAATCTTCGACGCCAGATCGGTGACGAGGTTCGTGACTTGCGACTCAGCAATCAGAATGTTGATCGCCGATGCCTCCTTCGCGCGACCTTTCGAGTCGATCGTGATGACGACTGCGCTCGATGCGCTGCCATAGCCGCCAGCCGTGACGCCAGAGATCGTCAGGCTTGGGTTTGGATAGGTGCCGGTGAGATCGCCGCCAGCTGGGCCGGTAGGCGTGCGCGAGTCGGTAAAGCGTGCGTCGTCGCCAGCCGCAACGGTGCCCGCGGTCGTGCCAACGTCGCGCGTGGCGGAATTGCCAAGACCGAGATTGGTGCGCGCTAGAGCGACCGAGGCGACGTCGCTGAGATTGTTTGCGACTTGGAGAAAGTAGGTCGCGCTCTGAACTGCAGCGGATCCGAGTCCGAGATTGGTGCGAGCGTCCGTCGCGTTAGATGCGCCGGTACCGCCGTCGGCGATTGCCAAGTCGGTGATTCCAGTAATAGTGCCGCCAGTGATCGAGACGTTGCCCGCCGATTGCGTGGCGATGCTGCCCAATCCAAGGTTCGTGCGAGCAAGCGCAACGGATGCGACGTCGCTCAATGAGTTCGCGGATTGCAGGAAAAAGGTCGCGCTCTCCACCGCAGCGGAGCCAAGACCAAGATTCGTACGCGCCGACGTGACGCTGGCGAGATCGTTGAGATTGTTCGCGCGGTAAGCGTAAGTCGTATCTGCGCCGGTCGCGGTTACGCCGAGATTGGTGCGCGAAGTCGTGACGCTGGCGACGTCGCTCAGGTTCGACGCCTTCGCCAACTTCTCGCCATCGAGTTCGTTAATCGCGTCCTGCACGTTCGTCGCGGTGATGCTACCAGCGGCGGTGTTCGTGATCTGCGTGGCCGAGTAATCGCCAGCGGCGGCGGTGATCGAGCCAACGCGACCGAAAACGCTCGTAACGGATTCGCTGTTGTCCACCTTCTGCCAGACTGAACCGTTGTAGATTGCCCAGTCGCCAACCTTCCAATCGGTGATGCCGTTCAGGTTCGTCGAGCCGTCCACGTTCACGACGTAGTAATAACCCTTTGTTCCGACGCTCGACGTGAGCGTTGGGCTGTTCGTCGCCGCGTCCCAAGTGCCTTGGTAATTCGTGCCGCCGTCGGCTGAGATTTCAATGAAGCCAGCAGCGGTCGAGATTGCGATGCCATCGCCCGCAGTTAGATCAGCGTTCACAAACCCGCCATTGCTACCGATCAGAATTTGACCGTTCGTAGGCACGCCAGTTAGTTCGGCGAGTGATACATTGTTGCCGCTACCCGCTGCACCGCGTGCCGAGTTGAGCGTCCACTTGGTCGAGGTGCGCGAGGGCTTCTGCGTCGTCTCCTCGTTGGCAACGTAGCTGTCGCCGTTGTAACCAACCAGATCGAGCTTGTAGTAAGTGACTCCAGATTCCCACTTGCCGCGCGGGTTCAATCCTTTCGGCTCGGCAAACTCTTTTCGCAGTTGATCAATTTCGCCAGCGCGAGGAAAGCGCGAGAGTTCGTCGGTGACAATTTCTTTGACCGCGTTCGGCAGCGCAGATGCGGCCTCGGCGATGCGCGCTTCGGCCTTAGCCAAAAGCGTTTCATTCTCCGCGCGCTCGGCCATCAACACAGAATACTTCGCAGCGGTCGTGTCCTCGAGTTGCACGGACAGCTCGGCGATCTTTTGCTTTAATACGTTGCCGAGCTTTGCGTGCTCGGATTGTGATTCTTGCGAGAGGAACTTTTGCAGTTCATCGCGCATCGCTGGTTCAATCTCGTTTAAGTTGCGCTCGATCTCCACCGAGAGATGCGTGCGTAGTTCCGGCAGCGATTCGACGAGCTTCTTTAGCTCGACGCGCTGAATGATTGCCAGCTCGATGAGGTTGTCGATTTGAGTCTGAGTGTGGATCATGTTATTTGTTTTCAGCTTTAACCGTCTTGCTTAACTCGATGATGGATTTTTCTCCGACGATGCTTTGTTTGATTTCATCGACGCGGCCATTTTGTTTCTTCCGATAATTCTGTACGGCATCCAGCCACTCCTCTGGCTCCGGTGGTTGTAGCGCAGCAAAACTTTGCCGCACTTCGCTCGATGCTGCTTTGAGTTCTTTCGAGTCTGCTTGCTTGTTTAGACGCTCGACGATCTGGTTTGCCCACGAGTAACCCTGATCGCCACCCCAGCCCATCCACGCCTGCCAGCCCTTACCTTGCTCGTCCCAAGTCTCGCCGTTCTTGTCGGACTCGTGACGGTCAAAGTACGCCTTCATGCGGCGCACGGTTTCCTCGGAGAGCGGGCGGCGGTTCATCAGGTCACGCGCGCGAGCAATGCCCACGCTCGTCATGCCGCGTTGCGAGGCTGGTTTCTTGTCGCGTACTTCAAGAGCGCGCTTGGCGTTGTCGGCGATGGCGACCGTCGGAATGTAAGTGTTGGTCTCGAAATCAATCGTGACCAGCTTTGATTCGTTCTCGATTTTTTGCGTAGGCTCGGCTGGCGCAGCCGCGTCAGGCTTTGCCGTTGCGGCAATCGTTGCATCAACCGCATCTTGCGTGACGTTCGTACCGAGCGAAGCGGCCATCGAAGCGTTGGCAGGGAGCTGTTGCGTGACCATGCGGATGGCCGTTTCTGGCACGCCGTATTTCGTCGAGAGTTCTTTAATGAAACCGGCTTCGATGGCGATTTGCTCCAAACGCGAGAAAGCGTCGGTGCCTTCTTCGGCTGCGATTTCTTGGAGAGACTTCGCGCCTTGGCGGTTCTCATTCATGTTTGCGGCGGACTCGCGACCAACGTCAATCGAGAGCTTCGCAGGAAAACGCCATTCGCCTTTCGTGGCGCGGCGCAGAGCTTGCACCATCGTCTCGCCCGCGAGGAGCGTCGGAGGCGGAATCTCTCCGCGCGCGATGCCGTCGAGGATTACGGCGTCTTTGATCGGGTCGAGAACCTTGTCGGTGAGGACGCCTTGCTGGCGCGTGAAAACACGGTCGGCGGCGGCGAACTCCGCGCGCACGCTTGGGCCTTTGTAATCTTGCGTTCCGAAAAGCACGCCCTCGGGCACGCCTACGCCCAGCGCAATCTCGTGCATGAGATGCTGCACGAAGCCGGTGAAGGCTTGCGACGGACGTGATGGCATTACTTCCACGCGGTCGCTGTTTTGGAAATAGCGAATCATGCCCACCTCGGTCAGTTCGTTCTTTTGCGTCTGTCCGCTCGGCAGCGACATGGCTGGGTTTGGCTGGAAAAGGTTGCGCGGGTTGGCGGTGCCGCGATCGTTGAAGATCAGCGCAGCCTGTTGCGACGAGAAACGCACGCCAGCTTTCTCGGCTTGGAGAATGTCGTGAAGCATCCGCACGGTCTGAATCGCCGAGTGGAAATCGGTGATGCCTCGGTACTGATCGACGCGGAACGGGTCGAAGTAGTGGCAGAACTGATTCGCCGGAATGTCCTCGGCGCCAAAGTAAACGCCGTTACGATCTACGCGATAAATGCGGTAGGCGATAGGCTGGCCGAAATCGTCGGTGATAATGCCTTGATAATAGTTGTTGGACTCGACCGCTGCGCTGTTCGGATTTCCGATGCGCGTCGCCGGAACGAGTTGCAGTTTCAGACCTTCGCCTGCGCGACGAATCACGAAGCCGCAGTCGCCGTCCACCGGACGCTCCTCGGCGGCGAGCTGCACGAGCTTCTTGAACGTGTGCCGATTGGTAACGTCGCAGTTCTTGCACCACTCGTGAAAGTAATCGCTGACCGTCTGATTGTAGTCACGGTCGCCGGTCGTCGGCGAGTATTCGTGAGGCGTGAGATAGAGACCAAACTTGCGCGAGACTTCGCGCGCTTCTGGGCTGTTCTCGATTAGGTCGCGCGCCTCCCACATCATGACCACGCGGTCGCGCTGATTCTGCGTGCTCTCGGCAGGTTGGCCGTATTGTTTCGGCGCGTAAAGACGATTGGTGCGCGCGGCGTTATACTCGAAAAGCGATTTCTGCACGCGAGCTTCCAGACGCTTCAACGCCCACTGCGGCGCAATGTTTTCAAGCGCGCGGTCGAGCCACGGCTGATTTTTGACTAGTTTAGACGCGTCGAAGTTCTCGTGTTCCATGTTTGTGTTTAGTTACCGTTGAAAGAAATAAAGACCGTATCCGTTGAAGTTCCATTCACGTCATTGATCGCGTCCTGAATGTTGCCCAACATATTATTGAGCTGCGCCAAATCCGCGCGCGAAACGCTTTTGCCGTTGAGCGAGTAGCTTTGATTTAACAGCACGGCTTGGATGGCATCGAGTGTCTTTGTTTTGAGCGTCGCCAGCGTCGCGCCATCGAGTCCGAGAAATGGGTTGTCGAGCATTTGCTAATGCGCGGAACGTCAAAAGGTCTTACTCTTTCGGCGGCGTGTAGCGAATCACGTTTGCAATCGTAGCCATGCAAATGAGAATTGCGGGGACACAAAATCGCTACTTCACAGAAGGCTCAAATCTCACCCCGTCAGTCCTGTAACAGTGTGGAACCTTTAGCATATTGTTGTTTTTCCTTAAATTTATACTGGCTGGAAGCGGCTGAAGATTTCGGTGTGAATGTTCTCCTCCCTTACTTAATGGCATAATGTGATCAACCGCATACGCGATACCCAGCTTCTTTTCTAGTCGTCGCGCCCAAGCGTAAATCTCAGCCACCATCTTTCTGGAAAAATCGTCAGGTACTTGTTTCATTTTTCGTGCATGCCGCAGTTGGCACATAGCCCTCGTTTTATCGCGGTTCATCGCGCACCATTCTTTTGATTTCTGCTTTATGCGCGCGGCATTTTCCTTTCGGTATTTCGCTGACCTGTCCTTTAATTTCTGTGCGTTATTTTTCTCCCACAGCCTACTTGCCGCACTACGAGAAATTACGTTTACCTTGCAATAATTTTTAACCCACGAGCGCCCGCGTTCTGATGCGGACCATCTCGCCAAGCGCTCCCTTACCTTGTCGCGGTTTTTATCCTTTGATTTCTTATCAATCGCGCGATACGCAAAAGGCTTAGTTCTCCTCTCGTTCCTCATGTTCGCCAAATGCCTCGCCTGCCTTTCACTGAATTTCTGTGGCGTTATCCATCGCTCATGATTGGTGCACGATTTATCATATTGCCAAAAAACCATGCCGTCATCTCTCGTGTCACCTCGTTTAAATTTTTTTGGCTCAATGTTCATTCTTTGGGCGGCGTCCACCTAAGCACGCCAGAAATAAGGCTCATGCAAATCAGCATGGCGCTAGTGTCAAGGGAGTGGTTGGGTGCGTTGCTTGAAACCTCGCGCCATTCCCAGACACCGGTTCTAATTTCAACTTTAGATTCGCCTTTCAGTTGCTCAATATATAGAGGATTAACGTCTGCAGGTAGCAACCATTTCAAGTCTCCTTTTCCTTCCAAGGCGTTGGCTAATATATCTTTTGCGTAGTCTCCGCTCCAATCGTAATAATAGACGTCACCGCCTCGATAATCGCTCACGCGCGGTTCGGAGAACGGAAAGTTGATTAGCTTGTCGCTGTTCTCGTCGCGCATCGTCCACGTCTTGCGCGCGTGTCCGCGCATACCGCGCCAGCCGAAGTCCGCGCAGTCACGATCAACGTCGGCGGGCCGGTAGCCTCTGTCTTGCGCCACGCACGAGTCCTGAACCTTGTAGCGATACTGCATTTGACGAAGCTGGTCGCGCGTCTCGATTCGCCCGAAGTAAAGTTGCTTGTACGTCGGGCCGGTCGCCGAGCTGAAGGCGCCGATTTCCAACCACCAATGGTCTTGTTGGCGGTCGATTGCCATAAAACGAATCACCTCGCCCTCGATCTGTTCGCCATTCGAGAATTGCGAAACGGTGTAGTCGGACGCCTGCACGAATAGATTGACGACCTTTTTCTCGACAATCCACGGACGCGCCTCGCGCTTCGTCTTGAACTCGATCTTCATCTTGTCATCGCCTTGGCGCACGAAGTGATTGTCGGCGGCGCAAAACTCCTCGACGAGTAAGCGCATTGGCCGCGAGACTAGAGCCTCGACGCGGAAGGACTGAAACTCAATCGGCGCGTCGGGTCGCATTGCCACGAAGCGTCCGGTGCGCTTCCAAGCGTTGCGCGTCGCATCGGAGTCCGGCGACTCGTGGCCGCAATGCGGACAGCGGAAACGGCAGGACTCGACGGCGCGCGTCACGTCCCAAGTCTCGTCGTCTCGCTTTGCGGCTGCGTCCCAAACGACGCCTCCGCGCAGACCTGTCTCCTCGTTCTTTTCGAGAGTGAACGCGACCGGATGAACCTTGGCGCACGACGGACATTCTGCGCTCCACTCTTGCTGATTGCCTTGGCGAAAAGACGTGTCCTCGACGTTTCCGGTTTCCAAGTCCATGACGGGAGCTTGCGACGTGTTGTATATTTTCGAGCGTCCAACCTCCTCGAAACGCGATACGCGCGCAACCGCATGACCATAAACGTCTTGCCATTTCGGAAGCCAGATTTCGTCGTTAATTTTATAGCGGATGGACTGACTTTGCTGGCTCGAAAGATTCGCGGGGTTCAGAATGAAAAAGAAACCGCCGAAGTAAATTTCGGTCGTCGTCTTCATCGGGCCAGCGCGCGGCAGCATCTTGGCGACCGGCTTGCAACTTTCAAAGATCGGGTTAAGCCGCGACTTGGCGTGGCGGTCAATCATCTCGTCGGTCTGCATCGTCCACGAGATAGGGCCAGCGTCGTTGCAGATGAGCCAAGGCACCCAGACGTCGGCGACGAGCGTGCCGCCAATTTGCACCGCCTTGCGGAAATGCACGCGGCGCACTAGCGGGTTTTGCAGCGCGTCGAAGATTGGAATCAGCCAAGGCGAGAGGCGCACGTTGAATGGGCCGCTCGTCGCGTAGGACTCTGGCAGCACGATATGCTTTCGCGCCCATTCGTAGATCGGCGAGCGGTCGCGCTTGGGTAGCTTGAAGGCGGCAAGGCGGCGTTCGGTTTCGGTCATGCTTCGTCTTTGGTTGCGCCGCCACTCGATGAAAAGAAAGGTCGGTCAGATGTCAGCTCGATCTCGAAATGGTCATCGACGCAACGCCCAGCCCACGCGACTTGGTAGAGCAAGCAGTTGGGTCGGTAAATCATGGCAATGATGACGCCCGCGTCGTCGCCGCAAGTGCGGTGCCAGACCATGTCGCCGAGGCGAAACTTTGGTGTGTCGGTCATTTTTTGAGTAGATAAATCTCCTCGGTTAAATCATGCGGGTTTTCCCATGCAAGTTCTTCGATAAATAAACATGGCGGCTTTCCATCGTTCGGGTTGCTTCTTCGACAACGACTAGGTGCATCACTCGCAAGAATCCACCCAAGAATCTCCATGCAATTCATTGGGCCGATGCTTCCAACAATTACTCGATCTCTTTCAATGTCCCTCTGCCTTACTTTACAATGGTTTCGACTTCTGCTCCAACGAACATCAATTCGCGTACCGTCTATGTCGGGCACCGAATAAACATCGACTCCGAGTTCCGTTTTTATTCCAAGAAATTTAGCGACCGCCAATTCAGCGCAAGCCGCGTGCTGATGGTTTAGCAAAAGTTGGTTAGGAAATTGTTCTGGAAAAGCCGACATGCTTTTTTTGCGTTCTGCACTTTCCTGTCTCTCGGTTCCTTTGGTTATTCCGTGAGCAACTTCATCTGATGTTAGCGTTACAAAAACCGACCAGCTCATTGGCTGACCTCCGAGTTTGCCGACCGCGCCACCATGTCGTTTTGATAAAGCGCGATGTTCGCGTTGATCACCTCGCGGATTTCATCAAGGATTAGCGCGCCCTCGACGTTCGCCTCGGCTGCGTTCTTTCCGATCACGCGCTGGCCTAGCTCGACCTCTAGCTTTAGGCGCAGGAGCAAGTCGAGTTTCTGCGCGAGCGTCGCGAACATATCGTCAACGATCTCACGCGCCACGACCTCGCCAGCCTCGCGCTCATTACGCGCGCGCGCGAGACGGATTTGCTCACGCATCAACTCGGCCTTGAGTTCAGCTAGTCCGCCACCGCTGCCGCCTACGCGTCCGAGTCCGTGCGAGTCCGCCCACGCCTTGACCTGTTCAAACGTGCCGTCATGCGGAAAGCCTTCGCGTTTGCGCCAGTTGCGAAGCGT